ACCCCCGTTAAATTATGGTTTAGTGATAGTTGAAATATCAGTAGCGAATGTACCTTTAACGAAACATACTCTATCGTTGTTTTTAACTACCATACAACCTCTGTATTCAGAAAGGATAGTACGTAAGTTTTTAACGAAGTCATCGTTATTTAAACCGATTTGGATATTGATGTTTTCTTTAGTGTACAAAGTTGCTTTTGTGAAATCACCTACTAAATAAGTACCTGCAGTTACCAATGTAGTTTTAACGATTGGAACGCCATCTAACATCATTTGACCATTAGCCATTACTAAACGACCTAAGTACTCGTTTGTAGTATCTTTCAACACTAACAATCTATTAACATCGGTTGGGTTCATCAAAATATAATTAGCCATACCTTCTGCAACCTCAATTTGATTCATTGCAACTACTAATACGTCTGCAATATTAGGAGCAACGATTCCACCACCTGCACCTGTAAATCCTGCACCTGTAAATGCTGTTGCAGTTGTAAATACTCCATTCATGTTAGGCGCTGTACCATTACCTGAATAAGCAGTCAACTCAACGTCTTTCATTAATTCTCTCATCAATTCATTGTTGATTTCAGATTGAATAAAGTCGATGTCTGTTAACATTTCTGTAGATACTTTGATAAATGCTGTGCGTTTAACTACTGGTTGTGATGCCACTACTAAGTCAAAGTCAATTTGATTTTTAGCTGCGCCCTCAACTGTTCCACCTGCTGCACCATCTTTGTTAGCTTGGTAAACCCAAGAGATAATGTTTGAAGTTGCAACACCATTATTAACGATGTCCATCAAACGTACACGTCTTGAATTGATTGTGTTAAGTCCTGGCAATCTTTGTTCTACGGGAACGTTACCGCCTGAAATGTTAGTTGATTCCAACATAGTACCAGCAACTTTAACAACTAAGTCTAACTTGTCGTTTGACCCGCCTTTAATAGCTTCTAATACGTCCATTTTTTTAGCTAAAGCATCTTTCAATGTTTCTGCTCTTTGAACTTTTGCACCCTCGGTACTTGCTTTGATTGCTAAGCCCATCTCTTTAATAGCTTCATTCAAAGACTTCATTTGCTCCATTTGAGAATCTCTCAATTCTTGCATTGCTTTTTCGATGTCCGCTTTGTCCGCTTTGTTATCTACTAAAGACTTCAATTCTTCTGATTGTTTTGAGTTAAACTCATTGTACAATCCTGCCATTTCTTCAGCTGATTTGTCAGCAAATTGCTCTTTTGTGATTCCTTTTGTTTGTAGGAATAATTCAAATTTGTTCATAATTTTACTTTAATAAGTTAATAAAAAATTGCTTGTTTTCTTTTTGAGTGTCATCTGACGGCTCTATTATTTGAGTGTTTTTCAACGGCTCAATATTTTGTACGGTATTTGTAAGCTCGTTAGAACCCATTAACACCGCTGATATTTCAACTAATTTAGCTTCGGAAACAGCCCAAAAATAGCCTTTTTCTTCTGCCTTTGCCTTGTTGCCTATTTGGTCAATATACTTATTCCAAACCGCAAACTCATCTTTATAATCCTTGTCATTGACCGCTAAATCTATCTTTGTATAAACCATTCCAACACTATGTTGATCGATTTCATTTTTAAGATACATTTTGTATATCTTTTCATTTGATTCCTTGTCAATTTTTGAGTTTCCTAATAAGATAGTAGTTTGACCTGTTTTATTAACGCCCAATTCCAACCAATCCACTTGTTTTTCTTCAAGACTTTCAAACTTCCCTACGATTGCCGTTACTTCGTGTTTATGGTCATGTAAATGAAATACTTTATTTGCTCTTTCAGAAATTGACTTTTTAAACGTGTTACCAACGTGAACGTCCCCATGACTATCTAACCAGTTATACGTGTTTCCGATTATAGAACGTTTGATTATTCCATTTTCCAAATCGTCTATATTCATAGTGGTTAATCCTTTCATGACTCCATTGCTTTCAGTTACTGAAAAACAATCTGAATGTTTAATAGTGGATTTTTTAAGCTCCAATAATTGAGCCTTGTTTTTTATAATTTCTTCAATTGTCATTTTCGTACAATATTGGTTAAATCCTTACCTTTTTTGATGTCTTTTATCTCTTTCGGAGTTAATTTTTTTGCCATCTTGTATAAATTTTAACAAATATATGTTATTTTCTTAACAAAAAAACATAAATTTACAAGAAATTTAATTTTTATTTATGGATTTTCTACCATTGAACTACATGAGAGGTTTGTTTGCGAGTGGCAACGACTACATAAAAACGCCTAATTTACTAGGAATGTCAAGGATTTTAAGCGGTCAACCCGAGTATTTAAGTCCTGATTCTTGGGATGCTTATAATGTTTACCTAACTACCCCCCAAGTTTATGCCGTAATTCAAAGACGAGGTTATTTGTTGGCTAGTGGTATTTGGAAGCATTACGATAAAAATGGTGAGGTAATAGAAAATTCTGAAATCGTTAAGTTATTAGAAAATCCTAATCCTTTAATGAAAGGTAACGACCACATTAGACTTTGGAATGAGAACAAGTGTGTGTATGGTAATAACTATGAATACATAAATAAAGCATTTCCAAGTGTTTTGCCATCTACCTTGTTTAATTTGCCCCCTGCTGAGGTTGAAATTATCACAACGGGTAAAACATACAAACAAACTAAACTTGAGGATATTATTTCTGGGTATAAATACGGCACAGATTTAATTGAAACAAGCGAAATAAACCATACTAGAGTTGTAAATGGAAAAAACAGCGTAAAAGGTGAAAGCCCTTTAGTATCGTTATATATGCCTATATCTAATATTAGGGGTGCTTATGGCTTTAGAAACGTTCTAATAAATAAAAAAGGTGCTTTAGGTATATTATCGAATAACTCAAAAGATAGTGCGGGTGCTGTCCCAATGACAGAAACCGAGCGTAAAAGATTAGAGGTTGAATATCAAAGACAATACGGTATATCCGACGAGCAAAGTCAAGTAATTATGACTAACTCATCTTTAGCATGGCAGTCTATGACTTTTCCAACTAAGGATTTGATGCTATTTGAAGAAATTGATTCTGACTTTTTGGCTATTATTGACGCGTTTGGTTTAAATGCTAATATCTTTTCACGTACAAATGGCAGTACTTTTGAGAATCTTAACCAAGGTATAAAACAAGCCTATCAATCTACTATCATTCCAGAAGCTGAAGAATTAGCTATGAATAGAAGTTTAATGTTTGGATTGATTTCTCGTGGTGAATGGTTAGAATTAGACTACTCACATATACCTGTGCTTCAAGAAAACGAAAAGGAAAAGGCAGAAGTGAATAAATTAAAAGCGGAATCTTTGAGTATTGCTTTACGTGATGGGGTGTTAAATCCTACACAATACGCTGAAGCTATCGGAGTTGAATTGGTTAAAGTTGACCCTAAAGAGGCACAATTAAATGGATTAGCACAAGCACAAGCACAATTGAGGGGTACTGTCGGAGGTTTGGACGGTATCATTTCACTAAATACATCGGTATCTTTGGGTCAAATGACAAGAGAAACGGCAGTAAATACACTTGTTAACTACTATGGTTATGAACTTAGTATCGCTGAATCTATGATTACTCCCATAAATTCGAATGGAACGACCGAACCATAGAGCATAAACCCTCTATACTATCGGGGGCGTCATCGTGAGTATGTGATTCATCCATCATGTACTCATTCATATTGTCCATGAATTTATCATAGTCAGAACCTAATTCAAAGTCATTTCTAAACACTACGAATTTTTTTATAAAACCACTCATTTGAATAATTCTACTATGCTTGTTTGCTGTTGCTCTAATCGAAAGGGGTGTAATTACTTCGTTTAGCAATGGTCTTAATAAAGAGGTATACATTTGCCCCCCGAAATTAGATTCTATACGTACAAACTCTGGATTATATTTGTTTAGGATTTGAGCCGTTAAATCTACGTTTACATCAGTACCTAATTTAGTGAATAAAACATCTTCAATGTATATCTTATTACCTTTGATTATTCCAATAGGTACGCTATGATAATCTTGTCCCGTATCTGCCACATCTATAAATGCTATAATTCCTATTTTGTCGCTAAAATCTACTTGACCTCGTGAATAATACTGCAGTTCATCACGCTTGAATAAAGTGCCCTCGGCTTCGGTAATCCATCCACCCAATACAATGTTTTTATACTCGGCTGGATTTTCATCTTTTAATCTTTCGTAATCACGTCGGATATTTATGGGTATAAACTCGGGATTTACATCTAAATAACTTGAATGTATGTACATTACATTATCTACCACACCACAAAACCCGTCGGGTATTTCTTTTTTCTTGAATAGTTCCTTATATATCCAATGATTTTTAGTTGTGGGGTTAAGTATCAGTATCGAAATATTGCGCTTTTCAACGCTTCTAATTGAATAATATACTTTTTTGAATGTTTCGTATGAGGGTATTTCTTCCGCCTCATCTACAATGAAGCAATTGAAACCAGATAATGACTTTAAATTAGCCGTTTGACCCTTTGAACCTGTTTTAATTCCTTTGAACGATATTTTACCTTTGTCAGTAGTGATTGAATATTGATTATCTGTAACTTGGTTTTCATAGCCTAATAACTCAATCTTAGAACTTACCTCGGTTTTAATTGAATCCCCTATTGATGTATTTGTAAATCGTGAAAATAGGATTTTCCAATCGTAATCTACTAGACCGATTGAGGCTAATAAACCTACATTAAATGACTTTGTAGAAGCTCGTCCACCTGTTAATACAATTGTATCTACTTCGGGGTACTTGGTATCGTCTAAAAACTCAAATAGAGGTTTAAATTTCTTCGCTATCTGTATCTTTGCCAAAATCTTTGAACTCTATTATATTTTTGTTTTTGTTATTGTTTTCGTTTTCTGTGTATGTCATTGATAACTTACGTAACTCATCAGGATTTGCAATCAATTTCATAAGTGCCATTTGAAGTGCTGGAGCGTTTGATTTATACCATTTTGAACGCATTGAAACCTTTAACTCTATCCTATTTAATTCAAGCAGTTCTTTTAGTTCGTTC